AGTACAGTAAAAAAGTCCTCTGTATTTTCTAACGCTGCGCCAAAACTTTCTTTAAATATGTTACCAATCTGAGAACCTATAAACGAAATATTTTGCAATTCTTTGGCTAACCGATTGTAAGCTCTTATAGTATCCTCTGTCCTTTTTTGCTCGTCAATCATTATATTGCCAAACTGCAATACTACTCCGTTAGTTTCTTGGTAGGCTAGACCTAAATCATGTATGCCTTTTGTTTGTAGTTGTATAGTGTCAACGTGAGGAGTCATTATTTCATTGATACGCTCCTCTAAAGCTACCATATCCCTTAAAGCCTTATTATACTCTGATCCGTTGATTTCACTTTCTAAGTATTCCTTTTTTAAGTCAGCAAGTTGATCAGTTAATTTTTTTAAGGTTTGAATTTGTCTTGGGTTACCTCCTTGCCTTTGAGTACTGGGATCATAGTAAATAGAAGGAGCCATCATAAACCTATTGTCTGGAGCTTGTTGTTCCTCTCCTTCTAATATACCCGGAGCTAAAATTATTTTACCTAATAATCTAGCAACGCGTGCAGCAGACCTTCCATACTCAGTCAAAACGTCTAAACTAAATCTTAACGCTTTAGCTATTGGTTCGCCAGCAACTGCTTTAAAATTCTCAAACGCTACCTTTAGTTGTGTTATTTCGTCAGCTGCCGTTAATGAGGCATCGCCCATTTTTGCTAATTCCTCCTCTGCTATGCTTACCATAGCGGCTGAAACGTCTGCAACATCAGCCATCTCTAAGCTTACGCCGCCTACTGCTTCTTTTAGCCTTTGTGCGGATATACCTAAGTTATCTAATCGGCGGGTAGACTTACGACCTATACCTTCTACAATAGAATTAACTAGATGCTCCATACTCTCCCCGGTTTCATCTGCTCTACGTTTAGCAAATTCTAACAGGATACCCATGTCTCTGATAGGTATACCAAGGTTAGCACCTTTAACAGATTGTTGCATTAACTCCAGATCGCTAACTAAGCCTCTGGTCGATTCACGCATTTCCGCTAAAGTTGATTCATCGCCAAATCGCTTGAAACCAGCTGCCGCTTTTGAAAGTTGAGAATTTAATTCAATAGCTTCTGCCGAAAATCTTTGTAAGCCAGAAACTACAAACGTAGCACCAATAACGCCGCCTAAGTTGTTGAATTTTTTGGATATGTTTTTTAATGAATTGTCTACTTGGGCTATTCCTTTACGAAATTGCCTGACATCCATCCCTAAAATTACTTTACTCGTCGCGTCTTGTTGAGCCATTAGTTACATTCTTATAAAAATCGGCAAAGCCATTATCTTTCCTTTCATCTTCAAAACGTAATAACTCGGTGTCCTTGATATTACGCTTTACACTTTTTCCGCTGACGTTTACCAGTATAGTGGCAAGCCAGCGTATTTGTTTCCATCCCTCTTTTACGTCATCTAAGCCATGTTTTATTACGGCTTCGAGTAGATCCTTATCGAATCTTTTTGCATCGCTTAGAGCTATTCCTAAACGACCGACCAGCAAGCCCAGTACGTCTACTGCGCCGCCGGCTGGGAAAAAGGGCCGTTAAGCCTCTCGGTTAGTTCCTCTAACGCTAGGCTAGAGCATTCCTTTTTGAAATCCTCAAATTTGGGCCGGTTATCATTATCCCAATGTTCTTGCGCATATAACATACATAACATATCCGATATTTTTGGTTTAGTCATATCTGTAATGCTGCCGCCGGTTAGTTCTTCGAACAATAAAGCTGAGCCGAGTGTAAATTTCTTTCCCATTTTGCTTTATTTATTAGTTAGATCCTTCAGTCCAAGCTCCAGTACCTTGCAAAGTAAAAGAATAAGTTGCATTATCCTTATCTGCAAATGATCCAGAAAGCTGAGTAAGTATTGCTGATCCAGTAATGTTAGCCTTACCAGTTGTTGGAGTAACAGTACCGATATCACATGGAGTGATCTTCAAAGTAACTGAAGTTCCTAGGAAGTTGTATAATTCGTCTGGATCCCAATCAGTCGCGCTATCTCCAAACAAACCAGAACCGGAAACAGTCCATGTCTTTGCTGAAGTAACGTAACTTCTAAAAGATGCATCCTCTTTTGAGGTTGTTTCTCTTGTTTCAGCGTTCAGCTCAAAGCTGCAATCTGACTCTAACGCGAAACCCTTGTACGAGGAGCCTCCATCGTTAGATAATAATACGCGGAATTCTCCGCCTGCTATTGATGCCATAATCTATAAATTAATGTTAAAAATAAAATCACAAGCCATGATTACACGCTCGTTGATATCGTCATAAAAAAACTGTAAGCTTTCTAAATGTGCCTCAGTATAATTTGCGCTAGTCTTTATGCTTTCTCTTATTGTTGCTAACTCCGATTGTGCGGTGTCTGCATCTGAGAAATGAAAAAATAAACTCGCGCTTATGCCTTCGGCAGTTGCCCAGTCTTTGCTTTCGGTTACATCCACCCCGGTAATGGTAATGATAATGTAATCCGTTGTTAGTCCTTGTGGAGCAGCATAGGCGAAAACATCCTTAGAGGTTGCCGCATCTACTGCATCGTATACATATTGTAAGTAATTCATCGTAGTATCGAAGTTATGCGTTTTTGGATATGTTTCTGCATCATCCTTTGAGCTTTATCAACTACATCTGTACTTCGTACTGCTTTACCTAAAAAATCTTTAGCTTTAAAGTTCTTAGAAGTGCCTCCAAACATTTGCCATACTGCGTAAAATGCTCCGGCTGGCCTTTTGTTTTTACCTCTCAAGCCGACTATTACATAAGCCTTTTCTCTGCCTTTGTTGGCCCACTTACCAATAGATCCATACAAATTTCTAAATGCAGTTCCATGCTTACCTATGCTTTTTAGTCTACTGCCTTTGTTTATTTTACTACCTACATACGCTTGCCTTCTAGCCTCTGTTACTAATGGCTGAGCTTCTTTTAGTAGCACTTTGCGCACCTCTCTAAACCTCATGCCTTCGCTAGTACCTAACCTTTGTAGTCTTTTTCTAAAGTCATCAAAACTTTCAGTCCTACCGGATTGGCTTTTTAAGAATACAGTATTAGAGCGTGGCATTATCTCTTAGTTTAGCTTTTACTAAAATATAACGGAGCCGCCCTTCGGGTACTATGGAAACAATGTCGTAAAATTTACTATCGTATCCAATCTTCCAACTTTCTTTTATTGCGGTTTGGTATCTCAAACGCCAAGTAACTATAATACTACTTTGTATCTGATCGTTTACCATAATCTCAGTACCGACATTCCCGGTTTCTGGTATAATCTCTTGAGCGTAAAAATTTCCCTCGCTTGCGTAGCTGCGCTTATATTGGCCGCTATTGTTTATTGATATAGTCGGCTGGTATAGGGTTATGTGTCGATCTAACGTCATGCAAAATTACGGCGATAACGAAATACAATACGATCAAAAAATCTAGGGCCAGCATTGTAGGGCATATCGTCCCCAAAGTCGTAGCCAAACTTTATACGCTGATAAATAGCGTGCTGTAAATCTTTTGGCATAGTAGCAAACCCNGCGGTGTAGACTATTGTCATTCTATCGCCTTTTGATCCTATGCTAGGAGTAATTACCCCATCTACTAAAGTGTATTCTGTGTCATGAGTGCTTACGCCATCAATATACACGTGTACACTTGTAACACTACCAAGCGGCCAGTAGGGTAGCTCATAAGAACTAGCCCATACTGTATCCGCGGTAATTGTTGCGCTACCACAAACCACATGAGCATAGCTTAACGCTTCTTGACAAGCCGCCTCATATAGAAACGTAAGCAAGGTATCGTCAGCTGTGCCATCCACGCGACAAAAAGACTTAATCAATGCTAAATCTATTGTCTGAGGTGTGTATGTGATAGTATTCGCCATTTTTATACTGTTACGTCAGTTGAGATAGCAAAAGATGCTGGTCTCAATACTGCTACATCCATAAATCTCTCAAGGTTAACCTCTACGATTGATGACTTCATTTGAGTGTAAGGATCAATCAAAATAGTAGCTCCACCCCAGAAACCAATCTGAACGTCATTAAAGTTACCAAATAGTAGACCGTAAGTGTCAGGATCTGGAGTAGTGTTCTTTAATGATAGTGTAGTGCTGTCGATAGCGTAACCGTTAGCAGTTTGCTGAGGATCTAACATACCTTCAACTAGGAATCTTCCTGATCCAGCATCAACTTTGGTTTTCTTCAACTTAGCTACAACGTCTGGATGAGCTACATAAGCCAAGTTGCCCTCAAGAGCATCACCAGCAGCCAAAGCATTTTCCATGTCGACTAAATCATCATAAGAAACGGCTCCGATTGTTAGAGCTTGTCCAGCTAATTCAGTATAGATACCTGAAGGTTGGTTAGATGATCCAGTACCGTTAAGGACTGCATTCTCTAGACCTTTGTTAAAAGATGCGTTCATCTGGTTGATGATTCGCTGCTCGATACCTCGGCTATACTCTTGACGTAGTAACTGATTTGAGAAAGATGCAGTAATTACCGCACGCTTTGGACTCATGCTTACTTTGTCAAAATTGATATCTTGAGCTGTATCTGTTCCAGTTTCAGTCTGCCAGTTTAGTGAGTAGCTAGACGTTTGGCGTGGAAAGTCTACATTTCCAACCAAGTTCTCAGCTATTGCACATCTTCTAAGCATAGGAGTGTTAGGATACAAAAAGTCAACGTATCGGCCCGGCTCAGTAAATACCAAGTCTCCACCTACGTTAGCAGTACCGGCAGTCTGAGTACGATTGAAAACCATTTCCGGTAGATTGACAGCGTGCATATCTCTAACCTCTTGGTTAAGCTCACGCTTTTCCTTCATACCTTCTTGGTTAATCTCAGCCTCAAGGCCAGTTAACTTACCGTTACGAGCTTCATTGATAGCCTTTACGATATTAAATTTATTCAAATCGCGAGCCTCTGACTTAGATAGCTTGCCTTGAACTTCAGATGCATCGATAAAACGAGCCTCTTTTTCTGTGGGTTTTTCTGTGTTTTCTTCCACTTTTCTAATTGTTTTTGGTTCTTCGATTACCGGTACTTCCGGAGTCTCTTTTTTTTGCGCAGCTTCTAAGCTCCTAAGAGCTACCGAAGTGCTAGGGTTTGCGCCTCTCGGCGTAATAGATATGTCGAATATGCCTCCGACTTCTTTAATTACTCTTAATGGCTTTTCACTTCTTACATCTTGCCACTCTTCTGAGTCTACGGTAAATGCCCAGCTTGCTTGGTTGACATCGCCTCTCTCTACTAA